ACCTTCAAAGTTAACTAGAATTAGGCTAAATGGATGGATAGAAAGAGAAAGGAATCGACGGACAGAATGCCTACCCCCTTATTGATCTTCTCCGATGCTCCTTCAGCCAAATCAGGACTAGCTCGAATCACGAGGGATATTGCCACGAGGATCGCAACTAAGATGAGCGATCAATTCTTCGTGGCGACAATTGGGTATGGCGCTCCGGGATCAATAGAGCTTCCCTTCTTTCAATATTCATGGAATATGAGGGATGACTTCCACATCCCCGAGCTACCTGAGATATGGAATGACTTCACTAGAGGGGAGCCAGGAATACTCCTTACTATTCAAGATCCTTCCCTAGTGCTTTGGCTAAGTGATCCTCAGTTTGGACAGATCCCCTCCTTATCGAAGTGGGTTAAGCAAATGCGCGATACGGGGATGATGAGGTTGTGGGGATACTTCCCGCTTGATGCCGTAGGGGTGAATGGGAAACTGACTCCTCAATTAGCTCATACTATCGCTGGATACGATAGAAGATTGATGTATACCAAATGGGCCGAGAGGATAGTGAAGGATTCCCTTAGCGAGTTTGGAGAGGCTGAGGTGGAGAGTATTCCTCATGGGATTGATACCGAGGTGTTCACAGCTTATGACCGCCGAATCTGCAAAAGAGATTTTGGATCACTAATCGAATCCGCTAAGCCAATCTCAATCCCTCTTGAAGCCCTAGCAATAGGAATTGTAGCTACTAACCAAAGAAGGAAGGATTGGGGCCTAGCGGCACAAGTGATAGCCCAAATAGCGAAGGAAAGGGAAGTGTTTGTGTGGGCTCACACGGATGCTTTGAAGAGGGAATGGAGCATCTTAGAGTTATTTTCGGACTTAGGATTGCTCAATAGAACTGCTGTCACGACTCATAACTTTTCGAATGAGAGGATGAGTCAACTCTACTCAGCGATGGACATTACCTTGGGAATTGGGATGTCTGAGGGTTTCGGCTATCCCATATTCGAGTCTATAGCTTGTGGAGTTCCAGTAATACACTGTGATTATGGCGGAGCTGCAGAGTTCCTTCCCTGCTGGATGAAAATTAAACCGGACATAATGAGAGTCGAAGGCCCATTTAACTTTATGCGCCCGGTATTTGAGCCTGCTAGTTGGGTTACGGCTATCAATACAGCTTTGCGAAATCCTAACGAAACTGTATTGCCTCCCGAACTGAATTGGGATAATCTCTGGCCGAGATTTGAGAAGTGGTTCTTGGATGGAATAAATGAGCCGATTCCAACTATTCTGACAAGGAGCGCAATTCAATGACTGCTTACGATTATCTCTATCAAAAGGTAAATGAGCCCTTGCCGGATGAATGCTTGATCTGGCCGTATCAGGTTGATAGGGATGGGTATGGAAGATTAAGAATTCCGCTAGAGATTGCAGGAAAGCGTATTAAAGTAGCAGCACATCGGCTTGCATTCAAGTTCGTCAATGGATACTGGCCTGTTCCCAATGGACTTCATTCTTGTGACAATCCTTCTTGCTTCAATCCTAAGCATATTAGTGAGGGAGATAATAGGAAGAATCAACAGGAGAAGGCGGAACGTGGAAGAAGCATACGAGGGACTCAGCAATGGGAAGCCAAGCTAAATGATGATTTAGTGAGACAGATTCGATCTGAGTATGCTCCTGAACGAGGGAAATATAGAAAGCTTGGTGAAAAGTACGGTGTTTGTGGGCGAACTATAATGCTCGTAGTCTCAAGAAAATTATGGAAGCACGTAATATAAATGAGCCCTCTCTAACTCCAGCGGAGAGAAGGTATCTCCAGCGAAGGTTAAAGAGAGGGCCTCAGCTTGAACGAGCCGAGTTGGGAAGGTGGATGATGAAGATTTATCGCGAGATGATCGAGAGGAGAAAGAATGCCAGAGGATAGATGTGTAACGTGTATGGGAACAGGGAAAATAAAAAGGCTTCTTATGTCTCAGGGAGTGATAGCCAATCTCGACAAACTAGCTAAAATTATTCCTAATGAACCTATTCCGATTAGAGATGAGGGATGTCCTGATTGTTTTGGAACGGGATTGAGAATAGGAATAAGGGAGGCTAAATAGAATGGCCGAACTAACGCTCAATGACCCATTATCAGGATCAGAGATAAAGAAGATCATCCTTCAGAGGATTGAGAATGCGCTGAATAAGGATTGCACCCTTCAAGACGACTTGAGCTATCCTTCCTTCAGCATGATATTTGAGATTAATCTTAAGTATGCTAGAGCCTCTGTGCCATCGACTTTGGTATGGGGCAAGGTGGATGGGGAGCTAGAGAAGCCGCTTGAAGGGGAGATGGAAGAGATCATAGAGAGTGTGAAGGCGAGCTATGAAAGTGGCCCTCCCAACGTGGCGAGGCAGGAACATGATCTCCCCATTCCGGTGATGGTCTCGACTCCCTCGGGGCCGCAGAGAAGGAAAGTACACTTTGAGAGAGCCATCGAAAAGAAAGAAGTCTCGAAGTAAGGTTGATTCCTTAGTGAGTGCGATTGAGAATCTCACTAGAGAGCTGAAAAGATTTAATGATGGTCAGGAAGGAGAGGAGATAAGTGGAAGCCGAAATGAAGCCGAACTCTTCTCCGCTCAATATGGACAATCCGATGATGAACGAGAACTCAGACAATTCCTCTCCTCTCTCAAAGAGAAAGAGAATTAGCAATGGAGTTCCTAAGGTAATCCTCACTAGAACTCAACAAGCTAGACAAAGGTTGGGAATAAGTGATGAGGACTCGCAGAATGCTCCCGAGATAACGGAGCAGATTCTGAAGGGAGTCGGGTCGAGAGCGGCGATGTTGAGTGCCCTCCGGGGGGATGATAGTGTGGATGCGAGAGCATTCATTAAGGCTTATGAATCAATCTCCGCGTCGGATCGGGAGAAGTTGAGGATTGAGGATTTCGTGATTGCCTCCGGACTTAGCACGAGGAGATTTATTGAATGCCTAACAGGGGCACTCCTACAGCAAGCGTCGGATATAACTCGAATGCTGGTGGCGGTTAATCAGCCCTTGGTGGTTAGCGCTACCATAAAGGCGGCTACGGAGCAAACTCCGATCCTAGATGGTAATGGGGATATCGTCGGCCACACTTGGGGGGATATGAAGGCGCAGGATATGTTCCACCGGGCGACGGGATTCCTTCCCACTCCGAAGGGAGCCCAAACGACGATTAACCTCCAACAGCTTAACGCTACGAATACTCCTGCTGCGCTTACTGAGGGGGATGAATCTTGTACTCCTCCGCCATCAATGGATGCTTATTTGAGGGAGATTCATGATGAGGTGGTAAGGCCGAAGGAGTTGAAAGCGGCGCAGGGAGTGGAGAGTGTGCCGACCATTCATCCCATCGGAGCGCCTGAGATTGAGTATCTGGATATGGAGGAGGATTAAGAATGTTCGCTGACTCGAAGATACTTGAGAAGATGGATAGGTTCAAACGAAAGTTTGGATGGATTCCAATTGAGCATTCAATTGAGGAAGTGACAAAGGTTAATGAACTCTTTAAGTCCTTATATCAAATAGGAAATAATGGAGTCGAATATTTCGACGATTCGAAGTGGACTCCTAGACTGAAGCAATGGGTTCTCAACGAGAGAGCCATGTGTACTTTGAGCTGCGAATACTTCCTTACAAGATATGTTTTCATCTCCGCAGATAATCAGATTATCCGCTTCAACTTCCGCTCAGGCCAGCGTGCTTTCTATAAAGTAATTCAAGAGTTGGAACAAAAAGGCCAATCAATAGAACTCCAAACCCTTAAGGCCCGCCAGCAAGGTATCTCGACACTCGTGGAAGCGATCATGGCGTGGTGTGCGCTATTTGTGCCGGGGGCGAAGTGTTCGATTGGCTCAGCAGACGATCAGAAAACTTATGTGATGATGTCCATGATGTATCTCATTCTTGAGAATCTCCCTTGGTGGCTTCCTCCGGCCATGACGAAGGATAAGAGGTCGGGTAAAGCTCTCTTAGAATTCTCGCATGTGGGAACTTCGATTGTTGTGCAATCAGGTTCAATGAAAGGCGGTATCGGACAGGGAACTACTCCGACCAAGGTGCATCTCTCTGAGGTTTGTGACTATACCGATCCTGTGATGCAGATTGAAGAGGGATTATTCAAAGCTGTACATTCTTCACCGGAGATATTCATGGTGCTCGAATCGACGGGGAACGGCAATACCGGATGGTGGGCGGATCAGTGGAGGAATAATAAGGAGTTCTATTGGCAAGGTCGAGCGAGATTGCTTCCACTCTTCCTGCCATGGTATATGACTCCTGAGCTTTATCCGACGGAGAATTGGATCAAGAAATTCCCCTATCCCGAATCGTGGAAGCCATCTCCTGAGACAGTGGCGATGACCAATAAATGCGAGGCATACGCTCATTCGACGGAGATGATTAGAAGGATTCTCGGAGGAAGGTGGAAGCTGCCAGATACTCAGAAGTGGTTTTGGGAATTTAACTATCAAGATTCCAAGAGAAGAAGGACTGAGAAGTCATGGCTCCGTCAAATGCCATGCGACGATTTTGAGGCCCTCGTGGGGGATAACGACTCCGTGTTTGAGTGGGAGACGATTCAAGTAATCTCGAAGGGTCGCCAAAGGACGGTTGATGTGTATGGCATTCTTGGGGAAGGGATAGCGGAGAAGCACGATCCTCCGCCTGCGTTTGTTGATTATGATCGACCGAGGATTATTGTTGATTGGCGCACGCCAAGGGAGATTAATCTTCAGTGGATCTTAATGCCCTTGGTGGGAGATGGGGAGTCGGTCACGTTTGATCCCTTAAAGAAGCTCCTTATTTATGTGCATCCCGAAAAAGGAGCGATGTATTCGATTGGAGTCGATCCGGGGACAGGGGTGGGAGGGGACAGGACGGTGATCTGCGTAACTCGGACGGGGCATGATGCCATCCCTGATGTCCAAGTGGCTGAGTTTGCGTCGGATGACATCTCGAATGTTGAAGTGTATGCGTGGGTAGCCGCAATCACGGCCTATTATGGGATGTTTATGGAAGAGGGCCAGCAGCCGAAGATAGTGATTGAGCAGCGACGCAAGTATGGCGACTCGTGCTATCACGCGCTGAAACTTCATGGCTTTCGCAACCATCATCAATGGAGGGAATTCGACAAAAAATCCCTAAAGCCTCGCCAAACTGAGCAATCGAGAGAGGGATGGTTTACGAACGCATGGTCGAGGCCGATGCTTCTGAATTACTTTAAGTTTGCCATTGAGGGGGGATGGTTTATTCCTAACTCGAAGGGATTGATTGAGGAATTGGAAGGGCAGGAGCAGAAGTTTACGACTGAAGGCAAGTCAAGAATGGATCATCAGTCGGGGAAACATGATGATCGGATATTTGCGGCGGCGATGAGTTATTTCTCCCTGCACTCGATGGATGTGATGGCCGAAAGGGCGAAGGTCAGGTATAACGCGCCGGCTGAGGGGGAAGGGTGGATGGTTGATCTCAGTCCGTGGAGAGGGAATGTCGTGGTAAACTCTGGAGCGGAAGAATTCTTCGCTGAGTTGGGACGGCAGGGATGATTCGAGACAGCGAGAGCGTCGTATATTGGTGCAATATGGCGGGGGAGATTATGCTCGCACCCGCGACGAACATGCCTCCCTTCCAAGGATGGATGAGATTCGAAGCTAAAACGGTTTCAGAGATCGAACAAATCTCCCGTAGACTAGCTAGGCAAGAGTTCGAACGGTATCGCTCTCAACGTGTCGAGGAACATCTTCGCTCCCTAGCTCGTCGAGAGCGCTTGAGGGATAATTGCAAGTTGAGATTGGCGAAGGGGTGCATTAGCCCTGCGGATGAAGCCGCCACCCGGCGCACCCTTGAGTCGCTGGATGCGAAGGATAAGTTATTGTATCAATTGATCGCTACGGAGCCTGATTTGTCCCGAGCATCCCTAGTGATTGAACGCAAAGAAGCTCCGATTGGGGCTGCGGCATGGCAGGGCAAACGGAGAGGACTAGCTGACTCGGAGGTTGGGATGATGGCTCAATTAGCGATGGAGACTAAATAGAGATGGCAATTGAGCCCGACCGCCACTGGCAGCCCCCTGAAAACAACGGAAAAGATAACGCTAAGACTCGTCAAGGGTGGATCGACGACATTGTGTCGTTTGGGGAGCAGGCTAACTCAACATCGATCAACTCTAAGGATATCGGAGCTTCGATTGACCTCATCTCAGGCCGAACGGGGAAGAATAAGATTAACCAGTCGCGCTCAACGCTGACGGTGAATCGAGGGAAGGGGGCCCTTCAAGAAGTCATTGCTAACATCGCTGATATTCGAGCTATTGATGGATTTAGCTCGGAGAATCCTGCCTATCAATCCTTCCTGGCGATGTATAACAAGATTTGGAAATCGGTTTATTTCGAATCTAAATTCCCGATTGCGGCTAAGAAAGCTGTTCAGTGGTTTACGGCGGGAGGGTATTCATTCATTTCTCCTGTCTATCGCAATATGAGGCTCTCGGCTAAGTCTGCGAAGAGGATCGACTTCGATACCTTCTCCTGCAATGACGTTCTCTCCTTTCAAATGCCCGAGGATAATGAGATCCAAGGCGCGTATGCTCATACCCTCGTAAGATTTATGCCTGAATTTGAGGCTCATGCCAAATTCCCCAAGTTCCAATCAAAACTTCGCCCCGTTGCGAGACGGAGATATTCAGGAAATGCGGCGAAAGATCGGCTTGCTCTCGCCGAGAGATTTCGCACGGCTAATGCTGATCTTGTTGGAGGACAGGGGAATTGGTCGGCCCAAATGGATGAGATCAGATATACCTATGTGAGAGATCTCTCCATAAATGAGACGAAGCACCCAAAGCCGATGGGTCAGCCGGGAGCGTTAGAGAGTTATATTGTTCCCTTCGTTGGGATGGACTTGCCGACAGGAGAGTTTAATAATGGCGTTAGGGTGATGAGGAAAGCAATCGAGGAGGATTGTTACCTCTACCCTAACCTAAGGCTAATGATATCGCAAAAGGGCATGGATACTCCCATGTATGATGGCCCTGCGTTTGATTGGCATGGGCAATTTCCCCTCGCTCGATTCTCGGCGGATGAGTGGCCTTGGGAACCGGGATACTCACTAGCGAGAGATATTATCTCTCTTGAGGAGACTCGGCAATCCTTCATGCGTGGCCTCGATCAAACGGCGAAGCAGAGATTCGATCCCGCCCTTATTTACGATAAGAATGCGGGGATTCCTAGAAAGACTATGGAATCATTCGATCCTTATGAGGAACGCGCTAGGTTGGGGGTGGATGGCGAAATCTCAGAGAAGATTGCCCGTCCCTTCTTACCGCTA